TTTCTTTATCTTTGTCTCTGTCTTATATTCTTCTTTAGGGGGTATGGGGGAGCTTTCTTGAAAAGGTGTCCCTAAAGGGTGCCCTAAAGGTATCCCTAAAGGATGCCGTAAAGGTGGTATATTTTGCATACCTTTTTGTACACCTTTGATAGAATACATTGATTTATTGCCTCTTCCATTGCCTTGTTTACATTCAATAAGACCTGCTTGAACTAATCTATTTCGGGCGGACTTGAATACTTTTACAGACACTCCCACGTCAGATGACACCTTTGTATCACTACGTGTCCAGTTATCCTCCCAGCCTAAACGATTCGCAATTTTTAGCAAGTAAAAATAAAGCCTCGTTTCACAGCAGGAAAATTGCCAGCTTTCGTCAAGTTCCCAAAACCTATTGATAAGTTCAATATAAGTCATATCAATTTATAATAATTCCGTAAGACATTGTTTATATAAGGTTGAGGGTCGGCTTTCAGATAATAGCAAACGCTATTAATGAACTCAATCAACCCATGACAAACGACATATACACTACCATATTTCTCAACTAAGGCCTGCCACTCTTTTTGCTCATCAAACTGCGTTCCGGCACGTTTACCTTTTACATATGGAGTTTTCATCTCTATGCAAAGACTGCTCTTACCACCGCGAGGAAAAAGCAGAATCAAGTCAGCAACACCAGCGATGGCACCTTCATATTTACGCATAGCACCGCTTTTCTTTGTCCTGACGCCGCCGTTTGGTATAGCAAAGAGTAGAGGGCCGACATTGGGAAACGTTTCTCTGAACCAAGTTACACAAATGTGTTGTATCTTGGTTTCAGAATATTTCACCTCCAATTTACGAATATCTTCTTCAGTCATTTTTCTGCTTGTTTTTTGAAATCGTAGCACATTCATTTAGAAGGTCAACGATTTGTTTACACCTGTTCCTGCAACCGACAAAGGATATTATGGTTTCCCATTCAGGACCGAACAACATTTCTTTCTTGTATTCCTGAATATGAGTTCTCTGCCCAATTATAACTAATCTAAATGGCTTCATAATTTATCCCTAAACAAGTCCATTGCAAGATTCACCATATTCTCTTCTACTTGGTCATCCGTTCCGGTTACACCGTTAGCAATGTTCTTCTTTGTTTGAATCACATCATACATATACTTGTCAATAGTATCCTTACCTAAGAAGTAATAGCAGTTAACATTGTTCTTTTGACCGTTACGGTGTGCTCTATCTTCTGCCTGTTCGCAATCACTGAAAGTCCAAGGGAACTCTATAAAAGCAACACGACTGGCAGCAGTCAAAGTAAGCCCGGTACCGCCCGATTTGAAATTCAGAATAATCAGTTTACAATCCGGATTATTTTGGAAAGAGTCAACGGCATATTGCTTTTGGTTGACACTATCGGAACCCGTTACAGTAACAGCTTTAGGAAATTCCTTTTTCAGTTCTGCTACAACTTCTTTCAAGTAACCGAAAAGTATCAGCTTCTCACCACCGTCGATAACATCATGGACAAATTCACAAACAGCCTTGATTTTACCTCTGGCAGATATCTGCTTTAAAAGCTGCATCTGCACCATAACGGCACCATTCATTGATTTCTGCACTTGTTCATCCGAAGCGTTCTTGTACTTCTTCAAGTATTTTACCATATCAGCCTCGGCAGCCTTATACTCTTTGGTGGTAGTGATATCAACTGTCAAGTATTGACGAGTCTTGTCCGGAAGTTGTGTAAGCACCTTTGACTTCTCACGACGAAAGAAGCAAGTATTCCATAGTCGCCAATTCAGTTCTTTAACGTTGGATGCCTGTTTGGGACCATCACAATATCTTTCAACATACCGGCTATAACCTCCAAAGTCCTCTAATCGACCTAATATTTTTAGCTGTTGTATCAAGTCTGTATTATTGTTAACAACAGGAGTACCGGTCAATGCGAATATATAACGTTTACCTTTGCAGATACCTTCAACATATTTGCTCTGTTGAGTTTTACTTGATTTGCATTTATGAGATTCGTCAATGATAACAGACCTAAACAAAGAGACACGCTGATCGAAAGCAATACTTTTCATTGTAAGCTTGGATTCCTTATTTACAGCTTTTACAAAAAATTTATTAAGCGATTCATAATTAGTAATGAACACCTCACAAAGTGGACTGCCATCAGACCTTTTACACTCATAAAATGATTGCCAGGACTGTCGGTTTCTGTCATCAAGGATAATCGAATTCATACCTGCGAACTTCTTAAACTCACGCTGCCAGTTTACTTTCAACGCAGCAGGGCAAATTACAAGTACTGGAAAAGACTCACCATAAATGGGCGCTTCCTTATGTGCTTTAACAACTGCACATATGGCTTGCAATGTTTTACCTAATCCGGGCTGGTCACCGAAAAAACAGCGTTTGTGCTCTATTGCATACTGTACTCCTTCAAGTTGATACTCGTAAGGTTGAAGTAACATATAGTGTTCACCGACAAAAGGTTTCATCGGAGGAATATCATAATTAATATCTTCAGTTACCTCACGTTCCTTGACAGTAGAACAATAACGCATCTGAACAGCCCATTGCGCAAAAGCTCTCACATACCAATTCGCATCACGTCCAATAGGATAACGCGTATCATTGATACTAACAAGCCACGCCCGGTCTGTTCCGTCATAGCGTGGCTTACTTGGTATCATCTTTATGACCTCGACCAACTTTGGGTGATACTCGAACTGAATCCGGTACAGATTGGGCGTCTTAGTCACATAAATTGGTTTCATGAAGCAGGTTCTAATACTAATTCATGATGTTCAACTGTTGAACATATCCCGTTATCTTCACCATCTTCATTCATTGCATCAGTAGCTTCATCAACCTTGTCAAACGGGTCCTCACCATCTTTAAATTCAAATTCCCTTTGAATCTCCGAACATTTATTCTCTGTAACATAAAGCTCTGCTTCATACAAGAAATTATAAACAGCATCACGAAACTCCTCACAATGCACATACGATTCATTGTCCGGATCGAAACCAATACCAGGAGAACAAAGATTAAGGACTTTGCTCGTCATAAGGGTTCGCTTACCTGTCAACACACAAACCTCAAAAGAAGAATCACCACCAATGCTAACGCCGGTTACATTGAACTTTTTGAAGAACTCATCTTCAAGACATGACTCTGGACGTTCCCAATTAATGTACTGGGATTCTTTCTGTTCTGTAATATCGACAATGTAGGGTATGAGCTTGTTTAGCGAATCCTTCAAATCCGGATGAACAGGATTAATCCCCTTGAAAACAATATCGTTTCCTTCCTTGTCTGCATAGACCACTTCAAGACATCCCTTTTTGGTCAATTTTGCTTTTGAAATATTCAAATCCATTTTAATTAAACTTTGAGTTAATACTTACCTATGCAGGTATTCATTAATAAAATCTTTATAGTACTGGTCAACAGGCAATGGCAAATTGATTCCTAATTCGGTGGCAGCATCAGCCTGAACCTTATCCATGAAAGTTTTCATTTGGATCGTATTCAATTTAGAAGTACTTCCAACAACCGACACAATATTTCCATTCATACATATTTGCCGTGGAAGAAACTTACGGCAATAGTAATCATGAACATCCAACTTATCCGTGCCTGTCTCCCTCTCAATACAGGCAAACCACAGCCACATGAGCGCGTTCTGCGACAGGGTACGTGGTTCTACCTTTCTCTTGATGCTTACAGTGTAAGTTCCATTTTTGAGCGTGGAACAGAGGTAGTCAAACGACTTATCCATTGTGACTACCCCATTTTGTTTTGTTAGAATAGCTTCTGCCATATCTTAGAATGGTAAATCATCAGGCGGTGGTATCTGTTGATATGGCTGTTGCTGATATGCAGGCTGCTGTACTTGTTGTTGCTGTCTCTGTGTAGGCTGTTGCGTTGGTAACGGTGGTGGTACAGGAGCAGCCTGTTGCTGAACTTTCGGTGTAAGCATCTCAATACTATCAACAAAGACTTCAGTTATGTAACGTTTAACTCCTTTGCTATCGTCATAGTTACGAGTGCGTAACTTACCTTCTATATACAACTTATCTCCTTTATGGACGTACTTCTCAACTATTTCAGCAGTCTTATTCCAAAAAATAAGATTATGCCATTCTGTACGTTCCGGCACTTGGGTTCCATTTTGTAAGGTGTACGCCTTATCTGTTGTGGCAAAAGATAAAGAAGCTACTTTCGCTCCACCGTCCAATGTTCTCACATCCGGGTCTTTACCGGCACGTCCTATAAGAATTACTTTATTAACACTCATTTTCCTTCCTCCCTTATAGTTACACGAATACTATCCGCTTTAGTTGATGTTTTTAAATATTGAGAATATAGTTCCGGGTGATCTTCCTGAAACTTCTTTGCATCAAAACTCTTACCCGTTGAAGAGGAGTATAGCTAACACGCAGCCGACCGGCATCCCATGATTTAACACCGTTCTCACGCATGGCACTTTTAAGCTGTTCCTTATAACCTTTCTGCACTTCAGCGATATAACTCGCCTGTTCCTCTATATCAATAATAGTAGTTACTAATTGCATAGGAATAAGCAGCTTCTCATCGGCTGGAACAGGAGCATTAGGTAAGAACTGTTCACCTTTAATCTCACACTCCAGTAATCTCTTAACCTCTGCATCCGGTTTACGCTCAATCTCAACCAATTCAGATTTATCACCTCGTAGCCAAATTCCAAACAATTTATCAACTTTAATTAGTGGATTTTGAAGTTCAAACAAATAGGCATAAATTGATAACTGCCAACTCAAATACTCACGGTCAAGACTTGCAGTAGTCTTGATGTCGCCAAGGCTGATTTTCTCGTCCTTTTCCCAAACACAATCAATATTCGATGCAAAATATTCATTATCTGAAACAGTGTACTCATTGGCAAAAGCCTTATATCCGGCATTTACTCTTTCCCTGATATAATTAATAGCTTCAATACTTTCAGGAGGTAAGCCTGTTACATCAGCAAACTGGCATTGAGCATGAATAAGGCTACCCTTCTCTGCAGCTCTCTTCAATACAAAATCGGGGACATCTTTATATTTGTCAGGGAACAACTGCCGGCTAATCATACCGGTTATACCTTGCAACTGTTTTTCACCGAGCATATAAGTGTGGTTTTCCTCATTGAAAACCACACTGGATTTCACTAATTCTATCATTATTATCAATTTCTAGGAGGATACGTTTTCTGCATGTCAATAGTTATGTTTCTGAACTCCTTATTATTGTGAAGTTCGGGATGTTCAGCCCAAACTCTCTCAAGCTCTTCGCGGCTTTTAACACCAGTCATTTGTTTAATTGCACGATCTAGGTCTACACCAGTATATACTTTGCCCGAAGCGTTTGAAGCAGAAACATTGGGAGCATATACTTTTTCCTTTGTATTACCATAAGCAAAACGAACGCGGTTTTTATTGTCCACAATAACAAGTAAAATAATCTCCTTTTGCTCGTTATAACCAATCTCTTTTACACTGAATTTGGTGTATAGAGCAGGAGAACCTGTTTTGCTCTGATATATTTCATTTTTCTCAAGTGGAATCCAAATGAAAGGACCCGTATAAAGTTCACGCCCAATTCCCCAGTTAAATCCTGCACGTTTAAAGGCGTCCGAAGCCTGCCCTTTCTCTTTTTCTGTGCTAGATTCTGTCCCAACATCCTGTTTACTCACCCATTCCTTCTTTTCATTATCCCAAATGGACAACGTACAGAATAGATTCCCATTAACGACATCATGGTGCCGTTTCCAGTTCATTTCTCCGAACACTTCATCAAGTATTCTCATGTCTACTCGAGCATCCTTGTATAATAGCAAGGAGCAGCCCGAACCGTCCGGTTTCATAGTACCAACCCTACATTCAATTTCAGAAGCTAGAAGCGGTCTGATAGAATTATTCTTCTTCTCTTCATTCTGAACCGTTGATACAGTGTTTTTTCTCGCTGTCATAATTCTAATTTAATGGTTTGACTTTTAGTTCATTACATCAGTAAAGGTAATCGTTATTGACAAGTTTAGCAAACAGAAACTTCGCCATTTTAACGCCATTTTCAGGTAGTAAAAACTGCCTGTACGATATTGTACAGGCAGAAAAATAAGAAAATGAATAATCCAATGTACCTTATGGAACGGCTACGCTTGAAGGGTGTACGGCTCCCTGATTTATACATAATGTAAATGCTAGTGGACGGAACCGGAGTCGAACCGGTCTCACGGAATATTGGTGCACCTCACCGTAGTTTCAGCCAACGATATACATATCCGCCCGATTAATTAAAAAGGTGCACTATCTTCACAGACCATACACCCCAATCACAAACACAAAATAAAACACGACATTAACTATTAAATAGCACTCTCACGAGCTTCTTGCTTCCGGATAGCCGTTCAAAGCACACCGGAATAGTATAGAACAATTAAAACTCAAATAACAGGGGCTTTAACCCTACAGCGTCCTTTTCGCTGGCAACATTAGTTAAACATAAAAAGAAAAATTCTCTGTGAAGGAACCCGGACTCGAACCGAGATGAGTTGTCATGCTCACTACATCTAAGGGCTGACACTCCCTATTGTTGAGTAGCGCGTCTACCTATTCCGCAATTCCTTCAATTCGTAGCCAGACGATTCTGGCTACATTGATTGATTGTTATTGATACAAACATAATTTTCCCCCTCACGGGTTACTTAACTCTGATTGAGTTGAGCCGGGAAACGGATTCGAACCGCTGACCTCATGTGACGACTTCTAGTACACCGTTGGAAACATACTCATTATTCTGAAAGGCTTCAGAACGCCTATAATTTTCTGTTTTTCTCCCAAGAATGTACGCCATGCGCTCTGACCAACTGAGCTACCCCGGCAGATGCCCGGCGAACCGGGCTAAATAAACATGACAAATACTAAAATTAAGCAATGCAAACCTTCACAGGCTATTTTTATATTCTTCCCCTTTCCTCATATTCGAATCTCACAGCCAATAGTACAACAGTTATAATGAATATGAGATATGACCAGGCGATATCACTTCGCGTAGCTTCGATTCCCCCACCTATATACATAGCTACCAATATGGCAACTACTGTAAAAATGTTATGAATGAATTTTATTTTTTTCATCTCTTCCGTTTTTTAGGTTTAACTTTCTTTCTCGAACATCGGCAATGAAGTAATACCTGAGCAGCATTACAATGCCATTTACCATTTTGAACATTTACAGGCTTATCACTTTCAATCTTACCTGCTTCAATGAGACTAATCAACTTTTTTTCGCCACCGACATAGTATGCTGACTTATCTTTTCCGAATATCTCTGTCGAAAACAATCGGAGAATGTTATCCAGCAATATTTCAGCCATTTCACCTCTAATCATCTCAATAAGCAAATAAGTTAAGTAGTTCTAGTAACCTTAAATATTCCATCCTGAACATAAGATTTAGTAGTCCAGGACATGCCTTCCCCTTTTTCTTTATATAATCTCTGATTTAAAGTGAAAACCACAGACGTTTTTTGAGTAATGGGAAACACTTCTTCATCACCGACATCCATGTTTCGCAAAACATTGATTATACTGCGTTTCTGAATTTCTTTTTCCATACAATTAAATTTTAAATTAAACTTGAAGCGATGAGCGGATTCGAACCGCCGACCTCTGCTTGTGGTGCTCTTCCGTTAAGCTAAGAGTATTTCTTGAGAGACTCGAACTCTCAACCATCCACCACACACAGCGCTCTAACCTGCCTGAGCTACATCACCTTTATATACATAAAGCAAATACCTCGATTTGCCGACAAACGTCTAACTGATTTAGTTTTACAACGATACGGCTTGACCATTAACCACAGCATTATATCGTTGAGAAGCCCGCCTACGTCAGTAATCCCTTTCGGCACGTGTCGGCTTCCAAAACACCATTTTACCAATATGTCAAAGAACTCTTCTCTGTTGTTCCCAGTCTCCCTTCAAGGCAGGCTCAAAGACCGGACTGGGTGCCGGATAACCGGCGGTTTGGTTTGACTTTAGTGAGGGTTATTTAGTTGCTTCATTTGTTATCGCTCGAAGAACAACAGAAGCAGCAGCCAGAGAATCTTTAACCTTTGCAAGTTTATCGGACTCACTTTGCCACCATTCTTTATACATATCAGTTGATTCTTTCTGTACCTTCACTTCATTCTTCAATGATTCATTTTCAGCACGTAGTTCCCCAATAATCATCTCATTCTCGATAGCTTTCGCTTTTAATTCAGCCTCGTTAGTGGTACTTTTATCAAGATTCATAGACAGTTCTTCTACTTTCTCAATAAGCTGTTCTTTAGTAAATTTTTGTAGTTCCATAATTTAAATATTTATTGGTTATTAATCTCCGACATAATGTGCACCGTAATGAGTACTATTTGAGTTATAGTAAGCGGAAGCGGGAATACTGAGGTTATTGTATCCCTCATGTCTTGTAGCTTTAGCCGCTTTGTTCATTACCTCGTTTCTTTCTGATAAGAATTTATCCGTTCTTGCTTTCATGGCTTCCTGTGAGAAATTTTCTTGAAGTTTTGCAAGTCTCCAGGTAGCTTTCAGAACCTCTCCAAAAGTTTTTCCCTGCTTTTTGCCTGAATACTTATAGGTTCTATGAGCATTTCTCATTATTTCGGATAAATCAAATCTTTTCATGTTTGTCACATTTATTGAGTTTCACATTTGTTTTATCAATCAATTTTTGTATGTTTGTATGATTGATTGATTTATGATGCAAATATATTCTCATTTGAGAGAATGTGCAAATTTAAAACTTAAATTATTCTCTCATTTGAGAGAATTTAACTTTTACAAACTGCATATGATTACAAGAATTAAAGACATTATTGCATACTACGGACTTAGTACAAGAGCATTTGCAATGAAATGTGGATTAAAAGACAACACATTCTCCAACCAATTAAATGGAATGAGAGAACTTAGTTTGACTACAGTCAATGCTATATTATTCTCAAATGAAGAAATATCCGCAGAATGGCTGTTAAGAGGAAAAGGCTTCATGCTTCTTCAAAAAGAAGAAACAGAACCAGGAATGGAGAAATTGAAAAGTATAGTATATACCATAGCCAATTTGCAGGATGAAATCAATGAGAAGACAGTGCTTACTCAACGGCTTTTGGAAGAAAACCAAAAATTAAAGGGTGAACTGGCTATGCTAAAGAATGAAAGAAATGTAGGTTAGGCAATAAATTTAAATCAAGACACATGAACGCACAATTATTAATCAAGTTCATTATAGGATTAGCTATAATAGCATTGATCTTAACAAATAAGATAGTGCCCTATTTACGAGACAAATTATTCATGAATATTTCTAAAAGTGGATATTTTAGAATTATTCTAGCAATCACAGTTGTCTCCGTGTTTGGAGTGGCATTCAATAATTATCAAGAAAGTAAGCAAAAATATACTGTTGCAGATAATGAGAAAGTAAAAAAAGAAAGATTAATTAGAAATGCTTTCGAAGCATCAAAAAATGAAGTAAAGCTACAGTTAAAATCTCCCTCAACAGCCAAATTTGCGACGGAATTTGATGATGAATCGAAATATAAAATTAATGATGATGAATCTGTGATTATTCAATCATATGTTGATGCGCAAAACTCATTTGGAGCAACGATACGCACGCATTTTCGATGTACAGTAGATAAATATGGCAATGTAAATAACTTAGCTACATGGTAAATCCTTATTATTCATTCATATGACACCTAGATATTTAGACAGTACATAAACAGTTTATTTCCGTATTCTTGTCCAAGACATAAATATGGCATAGGTATATATTCTGAAAATGAGGTCATTGTATCAGAAACAAAATAATTAGTCTAGTTTAGTTTTTGTGTTGAATGGCTTCCTCGTCGGCGGACGAACAAGGAAGCCATTTTTATAACAGATATACAGCAATTTACAAATTATAATCGAGGATCAGTTGTAATTCTTGGGGGATTTGGTTCAGTACACAGCCATATCCCTAAGAAATGATTCATTCCCGTGCGGAAATGAACCAAAACACCCCCTGCGAGAATAGGTTGTAGCCAGGGGGAGTGCTTTCAGCGCATTCAGTTTTTTCAGACTTGACAGTAGAGCTATATATTCATCGTGGTAGGTATATATACTCACCGTACTGGATATATATATCCACCATGATGGATCTATATGCCCACCAAGTGGGGTATATAGATTCACCATGTGAGCAAAAATGAGCCGGAGGCATACACTTCTGTCTTCAGGAGTGCCTTCAGCCCAAAACACCGATGAAAAGGGGCTTTTTGAAGAACTGAAGGCTGAAGGTGTTTTTTTTCTTTTTATATTTGGTAGGAGATTTGGCTGTAACAAGTAGGAGACTTGACAGAAACAAGTACTACACTTAATGAAATGATATAGGAGACTTGAGGAACTCAAGTACATGGTTCGGCTTACTTCAGTACTGCTTTGATTCAGCCACGCACCGGAATGAATCTTTTTTTAGGGATATGACTGTGTACTGAATCAAATCCCCCCAATTTTCAGACTGAGCCTAACACTTTTCGCAAAATCCGTGCACCGGGATTTCGGATTGAGCCATATTTTCCATAACTTTGCAGCGACAAAATATCACACAAATGGAATATGCTGTAGAAGAGTTGAAAAGTGCACTAATAGAGAAATGTGAAAGTGAAGGAATCTTATACGCAATGGTTGCAGTAGACCGTCGTACGAAAGAAATAATTCTTCCTGATACTTTAAAAGGAGCGTTGCAACATCCTGAATACTTTGTATGTACTTGCAAGAAAGTAAAAGATGAATATATAGTAGAGGAGATTACGAAAGTGTAA